AAGCCGCTCGATCCGCGCTGAAATGCGATCGCCGAGATCGTGTCGTAGGCGAACTCGCCAGTCGAGGGCAGCAGATGGACGCCGGTAAGATTGACCGAGGCCATGGGCGAGCCGGGCGTCAGGCGGTCGGAAACAGGCGGGTCAAGCGCGCAATCATCATCGTGGGCGCCGCCTATCCGCGCAGTCTCTTCAGGCCCAGCGCCGCGCCGTGGCGCACCGCCTCGTCGAGGGCCTTGGCCATGCCGGGACCGTTCGAGCGCATCCAGGAAGCAACCGAAGGTCCATCGATCGCCGAGACATTGAAGTGGGTCGTTGGATGAATAGCCACCGAGGGGCCGGCCGACGCGCCGCCGCTCGCTGAGGCCCCCAGCATCGAGCGAAAGGTGCCCGCTTCCGCAGCCGGCATGATAAGCTCGTTGTGATGGATGAGGGTCAGCATGTCCTGCGGCGCCCGCCACATGCCGATATCGGCCGACGCCACGGCGCCCGCCATGCCGGCGACCGTGGCCTGGGCAGCTGCGGCGGGGCCGATCGCCAGCGGACCCATGAGCGGCGCCAGAAATCCGAACACCCCGGCGAATGTCTCGGCGGCCGAGGAGAGGATCGACCGCACCATCGCGGCGCCCTGCGCGCCCAGCGAGGCAGCGGCGCCGCCCTCTTCCGCCGTTGTGCGGGCGGCGACGCCCGACGTGGTCGCGGCTGTCTTCATCGCCTCCGCCAAGACGTAATGCTCGACGGTCGTTTCACACCACTCGATGAATTTGACCAGAAGGTCCTCGAGCACATTCCTAAACGCATTGTGCCAGTTGGTCGTCCCTGTCAGGAGCCCGCGCAATTGGGAATTGAACGCCTGCATGATTGAGTTGCCGAACGCCTGATACTCGCGCTCCTGTTCCTGCAGGGACGAGCGGGTCAAGGCGGACATCTGATCGTCGCGGCGACGCGCCGCTTCGATGATCATGTCGTCGACACGCTGTTTTGCGGCGAGCGATTGACCGCCGAGAGCCTCCTCCCTTTGGATCAAGGCGACCTCGGCGGCGTATTCCGCGTCGAGGACTTGCTGCGAAAGGGCCAGTTTTTGCTGCTGGGTGATTTGGAAAGAGCGCGCCTCCTCGGCGTAGAGGGCGAGCTTCTGCCTTGTGGCGTCCGCGAGGATCCTCAGTTCTTCCGAGGTCGCGAGTTGCGCGGCCCTCGCCGCGTCGGCATAGGCCGCGTCGTCGCCTTCCCGCAGCGCAGCCGCGGCGCGAGCGCTGTCGGCGGCGAACGACTGCTGAAGCGCTTGCGTCGTGGACAGCGCGTCGCGATAGGGCGCCAGACGATCGGCGCTGAAGGCCCGGGACGTCGCGGTTCCGAGCGTGGCCAGTTGCCGGTTGATTTCGCCGAACGGCGCCGAGAAGGTCTGCAAGGCGTCCTTCGCCTCGCCAACCTGGGAGACGAAATCGCCGACCGAAGCGCTGAAGCTGACGGAGACGTTTGCGTCGGCCATCGCTGATCCTCGACCTTGGGTGGGTTCGTCAAAGCGCCCCGTTCGGGAACGCCGCCTTCAGCGCCGCGATCGTCGGCTGGCGCGGTCGAGAGTCCTCGTCGTTCGGCTCGCGATATTTGAGCGCGGCGGCGACGAGCCAGTGAACGGGCGGATTGCGGCGCCATTCGGCCCGCAAAGCCAGAAAGCGCGGCATGGTCAGCTGGTCGAGCGCCTCGTCCCAGCTCCAGCCGGTGTTGGAGACGACCTGAGCGATCAGGGCGTCGAAATCGACTTTCCCACTGGTTGCGACGCCTCCGGCGTCGCGCGCGCAGGGGAAGCGTGATCCTCAATTCCGGCCGGACGAAGCCCGGCCGCCTTCGCGACCGACGGAAAAGCCTGGATCAGTTCGCCGACCGAGAACGGAAGATCGAGAAAGTTCGCGAACGAAAGCTCGGGCTCGACGAAGGAGATCGTCCGCCAGGTCGCTTCAGCAAGTCGGTCGAGCTCAGCTTCGCTGAGGCGCGCGACGGATTCGCCCGACATCGAGGCGCCGCCGGCCGCGAGATAGACGTCGAACAGCGCCGGCTGGATCGCCTTGATCGACCGGAACGGGAGATGCGGAACCGACCAGGACTTTCCGCCAAGAGAGATCGCGAACGCTTCCTCGCTCACGCAGCGTCTCCGAAGTTGAAGGTCATGACCTGGCCGGCGGCGTTGGCGAACGCCTGGAACTCGAAGTCCGGCTTGGCGAAATCCTCGATGCTGGTGTCGAACGAGAACTTGCTGGCCACGCACTGGTTGAGCGTCACCGAGAACTGCGCGTTGGTCGTCGGGTCGGTCGCGAACAGCGTCGCCGTGAAGGTCGATGTCGGGCCGATCAGCGGGTTGGCGATCGCCAGAGCCTCGCCAGTCGTCGACGCCGTGTAGGTGTAGGAGATCAGGACGCCGGCGCCGGTGTCGCCCGCGGCGAAGGTGTAGACGCCGGTGGCCGCATTGACACTGTATTGGCCAGTCGCCGGCGACGCCGAGACTGCGATCAGCGGAAGTCCGGTCGAAGCGTAAGTCACCCCCTGGTCGGCGACGAAGTGCGTCGCGTTCGTGACGGTGATCGTGTAGGGGCTTGCCGCCGGGACGCTGTGCACCTCCGCGAACTGGGAGATTGTCGAGCCGGCGGCGGGAACCTGATTGTAGAACAGGCGTCCGATCGCTTGCCCGCTGAAGCGCGCGAGCGAGGCCTTGCATTGCACCTTGCGCGTGCCGGAGCCGACGGCGACCGGGAACGCATATTGGCCATACAGCTCCTTGACGCTGACGGACGTGTCGACGCTGACCTTCTGGACCAGCCCGAAATTGATCGGGGTCGCGGGCGTCACGTTCAATTGCGTGCCGATCAGCACGCCCGAGCCGAATACGAACATAAGGGTGAACTCCGTTGAGGAATTGATGTGAGATGACGTCGCAGCCGATGAAAAAGGCGCAATGCGTTCGTCAGATTGTCAGCGGGACACGGAATGTCGCAGCTTCACGGCCCGATTAGCCGCACCGCAACCACCGCAAGGCCGTCGCCGTCAAGGTCGCCGGTGTCGCGCACCGGCACGCCCATGATCTTGCAATCGTACACCGCGCCGCCGAGCGTCTGGCGGCCGAGGCCGACGTTCACGCTCACGGGCGCAAGCGCGGCGTCGATCGCGTCGAGAGCGTTGTTGATCGCGGTCGCGCCCGGCGTGGTCGGATCGCGGGCGTCGAAATAGAGGAAGAGCTTCGCCTCCAGCGTCCGCTTCGGCGTCGCGGGCGAGGCCCATTGATAGGTTTCCGGCCCCGATTCGAGCTGGAAGAACGCCGGCCGCAGCGCGGCAGGAACTTCGCTCCACAGCTTCATCCGCCGGGACGCAAGCCCCCACGGATAGGCCGAGGAAACAGCCGCGAACAGCGCGGAGAAGGCCGCTTCGCGGGTCATGCGCTCTCCCATGCCTCGTTTGCGGCGTCGGCGAGGCCCGCGAGGATTTCGTCCGTCATGTCCTCGAGCGCCGAGCGCAGATACGATCGCTCGGGGATCACCGAGCCGGGGTGCTCGACCCTGCGCGCGAAATGCTGAGCGTCGCCGACGACGAAGGCGAGCGCCTTGCCCTTTACCGGCAGGATCTCGTGCGCGCTCGTCTTGCCGCCATATTCCTGGATCGCCGCATATTTCACATCGCCCTCGGAACCGACCGAGGCGAGAACGCCGTCCGCCTCGGCGGTGACGCTGGCGGTGATCGAATCGGCGAGCGTCCCGGTGCGTGAGTTCAAGACGCCTCCGGCAAGCTTGTCGTTTCTGACCAGGTCGGCGAGCGCCGAGGCGAGTTCGTCCGCCTTGGCGCCGAGCGCCGCTTGCAATGCGGCCGGATAGCCCTCGATCCGCGCGCTTGTTTGCTCGAGGCCGTCGAGATCGAGCGCGAACATCAGAGAGTGACCCGCATGTAGGGTTGCAGCATCGCCAGGACTGGCGCCGACATCGCGCTCATGTCGTAGGCGATCGTCTCCTGACCGCCGATCGATTTCGACTTGAGTCCGATGCGCTCGGCCGCGCGAAAGCGCTCCGCCGCCAGCTCCAGGGTCGCCTGCGCGATATCCTGGGGCACATAGCCATAAGCGATGGAAACCGATTGTCCGGCGTCGGCGGCCGAGAACGTGTAAGTTCCAGCACTGACCGAATACTGGCCCGCGGCCGCCGGCGCCGAAACCGGCGTCAAGGCCACGCCGGTCGCGGCGTAAGTCACGCCGAGATCTGACGCCCACGGCCCGTAAGCCGACAACGCCGAAAGCTGAAAGGGAGCGGCGGCCGGAACCGTCTGCGTCTCGTTCTCAATCGCATATCCGGCGTTGTAGGACACGACGAGGCTCTGGCGCCCTGGCCGGTACTGATGGCCGAACAAATCGAGCGTTTGCGGTCGGCCGGGCGGAGCGTCGTCGCCCGGCTCGAGGACGTAGCCGACCGACGCCTCGAGGTTGGCGTTCTCGTCGGGCGGAACGGCGATTCCGCGCCAGGTGACCGAGGTCACCTGCAGCACCGGCCAGTGTCGCAGCGTGACGCGAACGGTCTCGAGGTTGATCGTCTCGGTGAAGGCGCGCGGCAGCAGGCTCGGGCGGCTCAGCGCCGCGTAAACGGCGCGGCTCGCCGCCGTGACAAGCGCGGTCAGCGTCGCATCGTTCGCGCCCGGCGCGGAGGGCAATCCGAGCCAGGCCTTCAACGCCGCGAGATTGGTCAGATCGAAGGGCGACATGCAACGCTCGCAAAGACGGGCTTCACAAAAACGAATGGCCGCGCTTGCGCCCGGCCGTTCAGGGGCGCTTCAAGCGCCCGAGCGTCAGCCGTTGCCGATGTTGGTCAGGATGCCGACGCCGAACGGGGCGTAAACCGCCAGGACCTCTTCTGCGTAGACTCCGAACTCGCGCCGCCGGGTATGGATCGGCCAGTCGACGCGATAATAGTCGCGGCGCGTCAGCACCTCGGCGACGTTGGGAACCTCGTTCGACTGGTACCAGACCGGCAGGCGCTCGCAGAACGCGAGGATCGTGCCCGGCGGCAGATCCGGATGCACCGGCATCGGGATCTCGACGCCGGTGAACGGGTTGTAATACCAGCGGACGACGCCCGAGGCGGTGAACTCGTATGGCGCGGACTGCGAGGCGTCGACATTGTAGCGGACGAGCGGCCCTGACGCGTTGGTCAGACACTTCGCCGTGATGTTCTTCTGCTCCTGGGCGTTGACGTAGATCACCGTCGGCGACAGCCGATAGGTGTTCCACATCTGCATCAGCATGTTGTCGATCTCGTTGATCGAGCCTCGGCCCGAGGGCGTGAGGAAGGTCCCGGTTCCGGCCGTTCCCGAGGGCAGCGCCTGCACGAACGAGGGGTTGGCGGGATTGAAGCCGACGGTCAGCAGCCCGTCGAAAGCGAGCGTCGCGTTACGGGAATTGTCCGCGGTGATGGCGCTCGCCGCCTGCTGGCCGGAGGTGAGCGGCGTGTTGAAGGTGGCGCTGTTGATGGGGGTGATCGCCTGCAAGGTCTCCGAGCCGGCCGGCCCGACAAACCACGCGTAGGCGACGGCGCCGTTGATCAGCGGCGCGGTCGCGAACAGCGTCTGGCCGGCCGCCACGGCCTGGGTGACGTTGGCGCTGCGCATCGAGGAGCCGCCGTTCAGCGTATAGGTGTTGCCGTCATTGCCGGTGATGGTCTTGGTCGTGGCGACGCCGCCGGAGAGGCTCGAGTTGCGATAGCCCTCGAACGCGAGCCCGACAACGATGACCGAATAGGTCGCCGCCGGCAGCGTTCCGCCGGTGCCCGAGGCGCTCAGAGTGGGAGTGGCGGGCGTGCCGAGCGCAAGCGAGGTGTTGCCGCCGAGGAGCGCGGTCTCCTCCTTGCGCATGGTCTTCTGCAGGATGCGCAAGGTGGCGGTGGCGTTGACGTCCTCGAAGCCCTGAGCCGCGGCCTCCGCTTCGAAGGTCACCGTGTCTTCCTCGCCGAGCGTCATGTACGGCGCCACCTGCAAGACCGCCTGGTAGGACATGCTGGCCGAGCGCTGGCCTTCCGGGATCCAGCCCATCGCGTCGAAGCCGGAGCCGGTGACGGAGAAGATAGAGCGCCAGCGGGCGGCGTCGCCGGGGTTGAGGCGGGCGACGCGCGGCAGCGAATTTCTGAGCGGCGTCAGCGTCGGGTAGAGGTTCTTGGCCGGCGCTTGCAGGTCGTAAGCCGTGAGGCCGGTCGAGATCGTGACGTTCTTGGCCAGCGATTCTTTCATCAGACCCAGCGTTTCCTGGGTCGTCAGCGCGATGTTCATGAGATGAGCTTCCTTTGGGCGCGATTGGTTATCGAGGTTAAGTGTTTGAAGGAACGGTAGAGCGTGATGGCGCGCTCGACTGCCGAGGGCTTTCGAGTGACTTGGATTCTTGGCGTTTGAAGCGCGAGTCGATCGCGCTGAGCCATTGCAAGCGATGGGGGACGGACAAACAACGTCCCGCATATCCCCTGAGTTCGCGATGCTCGCCGAATTTGGACTTCGGAGACTGATGCGCCCGACTTCACGCGCAGCCTTGGCGGCGCGATCTTGGCTTGGCGCGAGGTTACGACTTCTTGAAATAGGGCAGGAGCGCGTTCTCGATCGCGACGATGTCCACGCCGGCGGCGATCGCGTTCGTTGGCGCGCCCGCCGCGCAGATCGTCTGCGCCTGGGCGTAGGCGTTCTTGGCGTCGGCGTTCATGGTCGCTGCCGCCGGCCCGAGAGCGGGAAGCGCGGCGCAGACATTATCGTAAGCAGCGGTGATGTCGGCCGTCGCCGCCGGCGTGAGCTGACCGGTCGACGTGCAGCCCGCGAGCGCGCCGCAGACGGCGATAAGGGAAAAGATGGACTTGAAGCGAATCATTTGCGTCTCCTCGAGAGCGGCGAAGTGTTGGATTGGCGGAGCTCTAGAAATCCGCGCTGGCGATGATCCATCCCGAACCGCCGCCGCCTTCCAGCAGGGTCGCCTGGCCGGCGGTTCCCGCGGAATTGCCGGTGATGGAAATTGCGTTTGGCGTGTGCGTCGCGCCGGGTGAAATCGTTGTCGTCGTGGCGGCGCCGGCCTGCATGGTCTTGAACGAACCGGCCGCGACGGTGACCGTCGGCGCCTTCAACATCTGGACCGGCGTCGCGATGTAGATGAGCTGCGCGGCGGCGCCGGTATTGGCGCCCGCGCCGATGACCACGCCGGCCGCGGGCTCCGGGATCGCCCATGCATAGCGCTGGCTGAGCTCGAGCACGACCTGCGCGTTCAGGCGTTCGAACGGGGAGGCGCTGGGGCCGATCTCGAATTGCACCCCGTTGATCGACACCGAGTCGTCGGCGCCTGCGGTTCCGGTCGGCGTGAACGAGAAGAGCGCCGCGAGCTGCGTAGCCCCCGAGGGGACGACGCCGGTGAACTGATAGCGCGCCATGGTCCGGGTCAGGGTCGCCGCGGCGTTGATCGGCGAGGACGCCGAGGTCCACGTTCCCGCGACGAGGCTCGCCGCGCTTTGATTGACGCCGGAACCGGCGATCGCCTGCACGGTGAGCGCGGCCCCCGAAAAGTTGGCGCCGGCGCTCCCCCAGAACGAGAGGGTGACTGTCTGCCCCTGGCAGCGCAGGGAATCGAGCGTCTCGATCACCTGGCCGAACTTGATCGCGCTCGTGTTCGCGTTGCCCGATTTTCGCGAGACCTTGAGGCTCTGGTTGAAGCCGGGAACGCTCGCATCCGCGACCGCGGCCATCAGGATCGCCGAGGCCGCGGCGCCCGCGGCGAAGAAGCGGTCGGCGAAATAGCCGGGGGTCGCGGCGATCGGCGTCGTGATGACGCCGCCCGAGGCGAGGCCTGGAATATTGCGCTGGAATGGGTTGATCGAGAAATCGCCGCCGTCGATCAGATTGCGGAAATTGGCGAACGGATTGAAGGGCAGCGGCGTGCAGCCGCTTTCGAGCAGGTCGAGCGCTTGCTCGCCGGCGCCGATATTGGAAATGAGACTGTTTGCGTCCGCCTGAAACACGCCGTTGCGTGTGTGGAAGACGGCGTATGGGGCGGGAGCGAGGTAGTTGAGGGGCGCCATCGATCTCCTCGGGTCGCGCTGTTTGGCGGAAGCGCTGCGCGACAGCGCGCGGCTCGCGAAAATCTGCGGCGGCCGAGGCATCGAGCGGCCGACCGATCGCCGCCGTTAGCAAGGCGATGGCCCGCTTTTAGCCTCGACCGCCGCTCGCTGACGCCGCGGCGTCAGCGGTTCCGCCGGCTGCGACCGGGAGGGGAAGTCGCAAGCTCGGCGGCGTTCGAAGGGAACGATTTGGCTGGTGGCTTAAGCCAGCCGCGGTTTTAGAAGCGCGGCGGCGCGGGATTGGCGAGGCTAAGCTTGGTGAGCGCCAGCGCCCGCTCATGCGCCGGCAGCGAGGCCAGGCGCTTGACGGCGTCGTCGGCGCTGACCAGCGTCTCGCCGGCGCCGTCGGCCGTCTTGGCTATCGCGCGCAGCGCGGCCTTGGCCGGCAGCGGCTGGGCCTCGAGCGCGGCGATGCGCTTGGTCATGTCCGCGAGCGCCGGCGAGAGGTCATCGAGCGCCTTTCGCAGGCGTGCGTTTTCGGCCGTGGCGCGATCGAGCTTGAGGGCTGCGTGAGTGAGGGCGGCGGCGGCCTTGGCCAGCGCGTCTGGCGCGCGCGCCCCTCCGAACGCGTCGGAGAGACCGGCCGCCTTGTCGGCCGCCTCCTTCCAGTCGTCGGGCAGCGCGCTTTCGGCGCCGATCGCCTTGGCGCGCGCGATGATATGCGCCTTGACGTCCGCTTTCTTGCCGCTGCGGAAATAGTCCCTGACCGCGTTCTCGACATCCTTGGCGGACCGGATCGGATAGGCGCCGTCGGGCATGGCGACGCCTTCTTCGGCGTCCTTCTTGCGCTCTCCGGCCGGGCGGTCGCGCTTGTCGGCGTCGAGATCGTCGTCCCCGGCATCGAGGCCCCCATCGAGGTCCTCGTCGGCGTCCACGTCGGGCGCCTCGGCGCGCGGGGCGAAACCCCGCCTCTCGACCACGCCGCCCTTGACCACGTCGAACGTCGCGTCGGGCACGCAGGGCAGGTCGACGAGCGAGATTTCATGCGGCTCGGCAGTGTAGCGGGTGAGACCGCCGTCGGCAGGGTCGGTCCACCGCTTCACATATCGGCCGCCCTGGCTGAAGCCGGTATAGACGCCTTCCTGAACCTTTCGCCATTCGTCGTCGTCGACGATCTTGGCGCAGACCGTGACCCGCTTCGCGTCATCGTCGAAGGCGATGTCGGTCAGCTTGCCGGCGGCGACGGAACCGTGCATGGCGCGAACGGCGCCGAGCGATTTGCCGCCGCTGGCCGCTTCCGCCTCCGCGGACCATTTCTCGAAATAGGGCTTGCTCGACGCATAGTCGAAAATCTCGCCCGAGCGGTCGGGCGTCTCGGCCGTCGCGACGCCGGTGACGAGGCGCCGGTCGAGGTCAACCTTGGCGAGCGGCAGGAAGAGGTCGAGAGCGGGCATTGAGGCTCCGGATGAAGCAAGCGAGAACGGCCCGGCGGGCGGGCGCGCAAGGAAGGCGGGGCTTGTCTGGAAGGGGGGAAGGCGGGGGCCTGATCGCCGCCGCCACTTCTCCCACTGTATCTAAGAATGCCATGACCGGCGTAAGCGGTCAAGAAAATGTTCTCTTTTTGTTCTTTCGCCCGGAATTGCTGGGGTTAGCGGGCTCTAGCTTTGCAGCGGGCGAAGGTAGGCCGGGGCAATTATCGACTGGGGGTGGTTTGAAAGTCCTGAGGTGCGTACTGAAGAAAAATGCCAAGGAATCGGCGAATAGGACCTACTTTTTTCTTGAACTCAAGACCGGACTTATATCGTTCGGCGGTCTGATTCCAACACATGGCGTAAATCGCCCAATATATTGGTGGTTCGTCGCGCCATATCAACTGCGCTTGAGACTCCAAATCTGCAACGTCGGTGTCGGCCCCCTTCAACGCAAGCGTGGCTTGTAGTTCTTTGCAACGTCTGAATAGCTCATCGTGCTTTCGGGCCGCGGCATCGAACCCAAAAACGAGATCCACCATTGACACAATCCCGATCGCTGCTGCGATTAAACTCATAACCGCGACGACGTGCTCATCCACCAAGTTCAGGGTCACGAGCGCAAGGATCGCCCCGAGCAGAGTGCCGCCTTTCACAAATGTGAAGCAATGCCCGAGCGTTGCGCGTCTCCAGTCGTGATAGCGAGCAGCCACCTCCACGATGAAGCGAAGGTCCCAACCGTTGCGGCTCGTTTCTGTCATCTCAGCGTTCCTGCTGTCACTTCGGTGGCGGTGGCGGAACCTCCCATGGAGGATCCGGCTGCACGAAGATCACTTCACCCTTAAGATCTAACTTGGTCGGGACCGTGTCAGACTTGAATCCGTTTTTTCGCAGAAAATCGATGGTTTCCTACACCTTCGGCCCGGGTGGCCCATTCCAGGTCGTAATCTGTCTGGCGACTATTCCTCCGCCTAAGGGCTGAGGTGATAGTCTTAAGTACGTTGGTTGTCCTGGTTTCGTAGTTACTACGACCGACGGCCACCCTTCTGGCAGATTGATCGTATAACGTTTCCGACTTAATATAAAGTTTCTATAAAAATCAGAATCTTGCTTAAACCAAGGTACTTTGTCGATAATCTCATTATGTTCATCTTTAAATAGAATGCTTCTTCCAGCCACTAAAGATTTATCTATTACGAATACTAGATTACTCGACGACTGGTCCTCGGCGCCTGTCGCGCTGACAAAGAAGAAAAATAAAAGAAGTGCGAAAAGCACTTTCATGCGATTCCCCCGCCACGACTAGGGGGAATATGGCCTGGCGCAGAGCGCCGCGCAAGCGCGGGCATTTCGCTCACCACCGGGCCAACGACCCACAGATGTATAGGGCGAAAACCTTCTGAGCCAGCTGACGCTACAATTGCGGCGCGCCGCCGCCGCCCGCCGGCGAGAGGCCCAGGCCGGCCCGCGCCTCCTCGCGCGTCTTGATGCCCGCCCCGACCAGAATCTGCAGCGTCTGCGCCTGCTCGAGCGGATCGACCGCGTCGTCGCCGACCCACACGAACTCCAGCCCCGGCTCGTTCATGCACACGCAGATCACGTGGTCGAGCGCGTTCTTCACCCACGCCTTCAGCGGGATCAGCCCTCACCTCACGCCGCCTGCTGGCGCAAGGTCTCGCCGGTCGCCCGGTTGACCTGGCTCACGAAAGCCGAGACCGGCACCGAGAAGGCGTAGCAGATGAGCCGCGCCAGCCATTCGTCATCGCTGTCCTTGAGCGGCGGCTGGCGGGCCTCGATTAGCTTGAAGTCGGCCGGCATGAACTTGGTCTGCCGCCGCCGCGCCAGGTTGCCGCTCATCAGAGCGTCGAAATAATCCTGAAACGAGCGGATCCTCGCCGATCAAGGGCTTGATCGTCGCTCCGTCGATGACGTCGAGCGCATAGAGCGAATGGCCGCGTCGAGCGCTATTTTCGTCGCGCGCCTGTGTCATCACAACCAGGGTCGGGTGCCTAGTCGGGGTTTTGTGTCACGGACCGTAGCTGCTGCGCGGGATCCCAACCGGGCGGTTGAGGAAAGACCCGGCTATGCCAAGGCATGCCCTTGGCGACCCATTCAGCTCGTAGAGATTCGTGCGATCTTCGAGCGTCTTGGTAGCCAAATTGCGTGCCGCAACAGGGGCATATCTCGAACGACGCGTATCCAGAACGATCGTACGCGGGCTTAGGTAATCCGTTGTAACTGCAAACTGGGCAGACATTCATCGCGTGCGTCCTTTCTGGGCGTAGAAATAGTCTAGGTTGGTGGGATAGCCGTGAATCCGCGGGTCAGGTTTATAGTATGTGATAATGTGTCCGTCGCTTGATAAAATTCCAAATTCGTCCGTCTCGGGATTGAATCTAACTATGTCATTGTTGTCTGGTCGTATAAGTTCTAGAATATTTGGATTATTTTGATTTGATAAGAAGGATTCTGCTAGTTCTTCGTATTCAGACTCCGTATCGGCGCCAAAATCGAAACGATGATCCTGAAAATGTTCGTTAAGAAGATCACTACTAGCAAATTTTGGACCACGCGTCGGCCCAAATTCAACGTCCCCATCCGTTGTATCGTACTCGCCCCGAGGATTTTCCGCCGGGCCAGATTCTGTTCCGCTTGATGGGCTGGCGCTTGAGACTGGCTCCTTCGCCGGACCTTCCACCGGGCGCGCGGCTCCCGCTTCGGGAGGGGGGGACGGCGGCTCGATGGGCGGCTCTTGGGCGACCTGCACGCCGGTCGGCCGCGGCTTGCGCTCCGGCTTGCCCACCGGCCCGGCCGCATCGTCCGCCGTCGAGAAGCGGCCCTGCTCATCGTGATGCTGGTTGTACTTCCCCAAGCTCGCCTGCGGCTTGCCCGGCGCCGCCCCGCCCGCCGGCGCCAGCCCCAAATCGGCCCGCGCCTCCTCGCGCGTCTTGATGCCCGCGCCGACCAGGATCTGCAGCGTCTGCGCCTGTTCTAGCGGATCGACCGCGTCGTCGCCGACCCACACGAATTCGAGTCCCGGCTCGTTCATGCACACGCAGATCACGTGGTCGAGCGCGTTCTTCACCCACGCCTTCAGCGGGATCAGCCCCTCCTGCGTCGCCTGCTGGCGCAAGGTCTCGCCGGTCGCCCGGTTCACCTGTGACACGAAGGCCGAGACCGGAACCGAAAACGCGTAGCAGATGAGCCGCGCCAGCCATTCGTCGTAACTGTCCTTGAGCGGCGGCTGGCGGGCCTCGATCAGCTTGAAGTCGGCCGGCATGAATTTGGTCTGGCGCCTGCGCGCCAGATTGCCGCTCATCAGCGCGTCGAAATAATCCTGAAACGAGCGGATCTGGTCGGCCGTCCATTCCTTGGGGAGAGTGGCGAAGGCGTCGGGCGTCGAGCCCGCGCTATAATAGTCGAGCGTCGCGGCGTCGCGCCGCAGCGCGATATTGACGGTGAGCGCGATCTGCTCGACGGGGCTAAACCCATAGAGCCTATGCGCGCGCAGGTTGCGCGGCAGATAGAGCAATTCCTCGGTCGAGAAATCGGCGGCCGGCACCCCTTTGAGGATCTGCTGATAGGCCGGATCGGGCGCCTCGGGCGCGCGTCCGTCCTCGCCGATGAGCGGCTTGATCGTCGCCCCGTCGATCACGTCGAGCGCATAGAGCGAGCCGCCGCGGTTGAAGCGCGGATAAAGCGTCGCCGCGTCGATGACCAGCATGTCCTCGAGCAGCATTCTGAGCCAGTCGGCGAACGAATGGCGCCGGTCGGGACGGGCGAGGAAGCCCATCACGGCGTCGATGCTTTTCGACGCGCCGGGCGTGTCAGCGCGCGAGCGCGCGCGCACGGCGTAGTTCTGCGCCGCGATCTGGTCCTTGCGGGTCTCGATCACCGCGCGCAAGAGCGGCAGCGCGTCGGCGAGCGCGCGCAATTCATTAAACGAGATCGCGTCGTCGGCGCGCGGCACATAGTTGAGGTTGAGGCCGAACGGATAGTCCCACTGGCGCCCCTTGACCTCCGCCGGCGCCATGGGTTGAAGCGGCTGCAGCGGCCCGAACCAGGTTTCGGGCGAAACGCCGGTGATCACATAGCGCGTCGCGTCCGCGAGGCGGGCGAAAACGCTGGGGGGCAGGGCGCGTCTGACGGGTTCCGACATGAGATTCGTTTCCTTTCCCTCTCCCCCACGCGGGAGAGAGCCGGGTGAGGGTCTCCCACGCTCTTTCGGCGGGCCGATTGCGGGAGAGCGGCGTTGAAATGAGGCGAAGCGAAAGCTGGCGCCTTCGCCTTCCGTTAGGGATTGGCCGATTACGATTGCGCGCGTTCAGGCTTCACGCGGGCAGGGAAGAAGGATGCGCTGTTCGATTGCGCTCATGGCGATCGCCGTTTGTCTGCCTGCCGCCGCTTTGGCTCAGCCCAAGCCGCGCTGGACCTTCTGCGTCGCCGCCTCGAAGGGCGGCGCGGACGTATGGATCAGCGACGTGTTCCTCGCCGAGCGCAATCGCCTCGAATACGAAAGCGCGTTCAGGGCGATGCTCGAGCGCAAGGGCGCCGCGCGCCCGGACGCCCAATGCCCCGAGCCCCTCGAGGACAAGACCCAGGCCGTCAACGCCGCGTTCGAGGCCGAGCAGTTCAACCGCGACCTCGGCGCGACCCTGCACGCCGCTCAGGCGAGCGAGTTCCTGCCCCGGCGGTAGCTTCCCTCTCTCTTTTTGGAGAGAGCCGGGCGAGGGAAGCGTGGCCTGCTTATCCGGAAATCCGCGTGACCGCCGGCGCCCAGTCGCCGAACCATTCGAGCCGATAGATTGCGCCGGGCGCGACGCACTGGACCGCATGCGGGCCGCGCTCAGGCGGCATTGGGACGCAGCGCCCGTGCGGTCATTTCAGGCTCGCGCGCGATGACCGTCAGATAGGCGCGCACAGCCGGCGGCGGCATGGTCCGTGCGATCTCATACTGTCGGATTGCACTCACGGGGATGCCGTATCTCTCGGCGAAACCCTCCTGGGTCAGGCCGAGGCGATTTCTAAGACGCCTGATCCGCCGTCCGACATGGGCGCGATCCAGCGCCGCCTGATCGACCGGGAAATCCTCCGGATCACTCGGATCCGCCTCAAGCACGATATTGCTTTTCTTCGCCATCATTGCTCCTCCTCACCGAAAAGAAGCGCACGGCGCCATCGCGGATGATGTGAACCGCCGTCCAGCGCGCGCCGTCGACGCGGCGCCCACGACCTTGTAGCGATCCTCGCCGTCCTGCTCCCGGAATGTCGGGATCAGGAGATAATTCGCATCGTCGAAGATACGAGCGCCGAAGGAGAGTGGGACGCCGTGCTTACGGCGGTTGGCCGCGTCCTTGCCGGGATCAAAGCCAAACCGCATGGCGGCATTATGTGTAAATTACATATGCCGTCAAGAGAGCTTCGGTCTGCGTCTGGGCCGGCCGGTTGGCTGGCGGGCTCGCCGCGCGCCGAAGCGAAGCTGAGGCCAAGCGCCCCTATCGCGGTCGCGCTTTGGTTCGCTCAGGCGTCATTTGTCGCGCCCCAAGGCTATTCTCCGCCCGCCTTGCCCACCCAAAACTCGAACATCCCCCCCGGGCCGCCGCGGCCCATGCCAAGCAAATCCGCCAGCGCCCAGACAAGCGCGTCGGCGCGGTCGGGGGAAAAGCCCATGGCTCTTCGGTCGAAATCGGGGGTCAGCGCGCACATCTGGTCCTCGAGCTTGCCGAAAGCCCCGACATGAAACACGAGCCCGCGCTCATAGGCCGCCGCGATCGGCTCGGCGCGCAGGAACTTGCCCCGCGTCGCGTGAACCGCGCGCACCGGCAGGTTGGGCTCGCTCTGGCGCAAAACCTCCGCCACCATGTCGCCGCCGTTGTTGATCTCGGCCACGACCCGGTTGGCCTTGAAGCCGCGAAAGGCGGCGCCGACCCGCGCCCCCCATTGGCCCGGTGTCTCGCCCTGGCTGGTCAGGTCGGCGAGCACGTAGAAGAGCCCGCTTTCCGCTTTCGCCGCGACAATGAGCCCGCATTCGTCGGACTTCGAGCCCGAGCGCGCCGGCGGATCGACCGCGATCACCACTTCGGCGAATTCCTTGGGCGCGGCCTCCGGCGCGACCCGCTGGCGCTCGATGAGCGCGCGCGTCCATAAGGCCCCCGGCGCCTCCTCGACGATCTCGGCCATCAGCTCCTGCCGGCCGATGGCGCGGCCCTTGTAGCGCGCGGTGATGCGCTCGAAGAACGCCCGCGCGAGATGCGCCTTGTTGTCGAAGGTCGAGCCGCGGGTGACGATCGTGTCCTTGCCGGCGGCGAGCGCCTTGATGATCTTGCTCGGCCGCGGCGTCGTGGTGATGATCGCCTGCGGCTTGTCTCCGAGTCTCAAGCCCAGCATCGCCTGGTCGAAGGCGTCGGGCTCACGCCACGCGGCGAGCTCGTCGCAATTGTGCACCAACACGCCATTGGCGAAAAACTCGCCCTGGTCTTCGACCGCGATGTCGTAGACGTCAGACCGTCTGGCCAATCTTTCGACGGAAGCGATTGCCGCCATGGAAACGTAGGGCGCAGCGTCGGCTGCAGAACCGCGCATTCGCTCGCTTGCCGCCAAAGGCCGTCCCACATTGAGCGCAGCGAACGCTTCGAACGGCGCCTGCGCGTCCGGCGCAGGCTCTGGAGTTGCAAAGGCGCGAACAATAGCGCTGGATGCGTCGGGTCGCGAAATAGCCTTCTCCGCATTGCTCGCACTTCCGCTGCTGATCCGCGAACGCGCCTGATCGCGCCGCCTCCACGCATCGCGAGGAACAGAACCGCCTCGGACGCCTCGCGCCGCTGGAATATTCGCCTCCGCACTGGACGCAGACGCGCTTCGCGAGGCGGCGATCGGCGCTATTCCTAAGTCGGACTGTGAAAGCATTGCGCAAAGCGCGTTCGCGATGTGGCCCAAGCTTTGCTTCGACGTGTCAAGCGCTGTGCTCGCCATGCGAAAGCAATTCCAGATTCTCGAGTCGGTTGTCGCCCTTGTCCCCGTTCCTGTGGTGGACGTGGAAGCCGTCCGGGATGGCTCCGTTCGCTTGTTCCCAAACTTCGCGGTGCAGGCGAACGAGCGTGGCGTAATGGCCGCCTTTGTAGCGATGCCAGATCTTTCCGCCCCATTCGATGCAAGCGTCACACATGCCGTCATTCCCGGCCGAACCGCCGCCAGCGGGATGAATCCGCGCCGCTCGATCCATACCGGATGATCGGGCGTGCCTTCAATGATCTGCCCTGTGGATGTGCGAAGGCGGAACAACTCGGCGTTTCGCCTCGTCAGGGCGCTCGACAGCACCGCACGCGCGCCGCGCCGGGTCAGCACCGTATCGCCCGCGCGGATGGATTTGAGCGCCTTGAGCGACCCATCGCCCATGGTGACTTGGGTGTCTCCAACGAGGCACCACAATTTCATGTGCTGCTTGCCGCGCAGCCGGTCGGGCTCCTCGGCCGAGAAGAGCTGGCTCACCGCGCCGTTCGGCCATTCGAGCCTGAGATCCGTGGCGCGAAACTCCGGCCGCTCGTCGCGCCGGCAGCAGGCGAGGATGCCGGATTCGCCCCTCACCATGATGTCGCGGGCGTCGGCGAGGGTCGCGCCGATCAGGTTGACCATCGGGTAGGTCTGCGCCCAGGCCCGGACCGCCTCGGCGCCGGCGCGGGTCTTGCCGGCGCCGCGTCCGGCGAGAATGAGCCAGATGATCCAGTCGCCGGGCGGAGGCGCCTGGTCGTCGCGCGCCCAGAACGTCCAGTCATGGAAGAGCTGCGCGCATTCGAGCGGCGTCATTTCCTCGAACATGCGCGCGCGGAGGTCCTGATCGAGGTTCAGAAGATCGCCGATGCGCCGGATCCCCTTGCTGGAAACGTCCTGCGAGATGCGCCTTCGGCGCTCCTTGGGACGAGGGCGCTCACGTTCGGCGCGCCGCGCGTGGGGCGGCTCAGCCGCTTGGTCGGTCATTCGGCGGGGTTTTCAGGCCGCAGGCGCGCGGCGATGTCGTTGATCTTCTGCAACAGCCGCGCGCGCTCCTCTTCGCCATACTGTTCGGCGAAGCGCTTGGCTTTCGTGAAGCCGTGATAGCGGTCGAGCCGGTCGACGATCTTGAGCGCGCGGTCGATCGCTTTGAGGTCGCCCTCTTGCAGGCGGTCGACGAGCTTGGCGATCATGCGCTCGAGCCGGGCGATCTGAAGCCTCGCGAATTCCTCGGCCGGGGCGATCCAGCGGCCGCGCAGCGCCTCGCGCAGGATGTTTTCCGTCCGCTTCCGGGTCAGCCGCTCGGCCGCGCCGATCTCGTCGACGCCGGCCCCGGCGACGAGCGCGGCGAGCACTCGCTGAGCGATGGCCGTTCGCGAGCGTTTCGATCGGGTCGATGGGTTCTGGTCGGACATGGGAAGGCGCTCTTCAGGGATTGCTGGAGGAAATGGCCCATGCGCAGGCGAGCGGGCGCCCGCCATTCTCAAGGCGGCGCTCGAACTTCGGGCAGCGCAAGTTTTTAAGAAATTTGCGGAAACGAGAGCGGGCCCGCATTCGGGCGCGAGTCTCGACTTTGCCTGACTATGCCGTATCCGGCGTCAAGGCGCAAGCTTTTGTTCTATTTTTGTTCTTTTTGCGGCGTTTAATCCAATTATATCAATATATTATGGCAATAATCTGATGTAGAGATAGAGACAATGGCGAACCTTGGCGCGCCAGGCGCCCGAACCGGATCCAGTTGCGGAAAAAGACACCTAAGCCTTTGGAATCGCCCGATCGCGCGCAGAATCGCACGGTCCCGGCTCCATTTCGGCGGCCCGTGATTCCACGCGCCGCCGTCATGGTTTAGTATGCCGCTCGGTCGGCATGGGAGCGAGCGCTCGGGGTTAGATGAACGGCACGACGGTTTTCCTGACCGCCATCGGCTACGTCTTCTTTCTCTTCCTCATCGCCTGGTGGGGGGACGGCGGGGGGCGGCGGCTCGTGTCGGGCCGATGGCGCGCTTTCGTCTATGCGCTGAGCCTCGCGGTCTATTGCACC